CTTTGTCTAGCAAATGCAAATCAACTTTCACATTTTCTAACGAATCTAAATCTCTATTATCCATAACCTCACCTCCGAGTTTTTATATGATTATTTTATCATAAATAAGTTCAATTTTCAAGATGTTACAGTGCTTTATTTTCAATACTTTGACCAAAATTTGAACTTTCTGAAACTATTCAAAATCAAGGTGGTTAGTATCAAATTAGTAACAGGTTAGTAACATCATCTTTTTTCACAAAAATCAAGGGAAATCCAACCTGCACCGGACTTCAATTTTCCCCATCCTTTTGTTGAACCTTTTCCTTTCTTTTCTTCAACAATAGTGTAAACACCTTTGTTTCTGATAACACCTGCCACATTGAAGTTTGTTCCTGCACCCCTTCTGATATTCAGTGCAGATGCAGTGACTTTGACAAGATAAGGTTTGAAAGGTTCAGGTGCAGAAGTTGTTTCAACACCAAGTCTTTTGTTGACTTCTGCAACAATTTCATCATGTCTTTCATAAAGGTAATCACCGGGGCAAGACTTGTTTGCAAAATCTCTGTGAACAGTCAGATTGCATCCGTTTTTGTGATTCACTCTGTCAGACTTATTGGTTGACCAAACCAATTTCTTGATTTTATTTCTTTTGCAGATGTCAGTCACAAGGTCAAGTAATGCTGCAAATGCCTTTTCATTGACCGCATAAGGTGATGTCATGTCACTTGCAACTTCAATTGTGACTGCTCTGTGGTCATTTGTTGCGGAAGAAGTACACCAAGACCTGTTCTTTTCTTCAACATACATTCCAATTCTGCCATCATAACCAATACCATAATTACAAGATGCCTGTCTGCTTTCCGGTGCAAATATACTTCCAAGTGTTTCAACAGAACACTGACCAACCACACAATGAATTGTAATGGTATCAATTGCATGATTTCTTTTGCCTGAATGGTTAGGACTTAACTTTGTATAACTTACCAAAGAACTGTTTGCCATTATTCATCTTCCCCCTTTCCGTCACCTTCACACATTGCATTGATGGTGTCTAAATCCACAACATCCCCTTCTTCATCATAGATGTAACCGGTTTCTTCGTCATAGTTCAGACCGCCAACATAAGGAAGGTCATCATCAATTTCATGATTGTAATATCTCAAATTCAATTCAGGTTTCTTTGCCATAATCATTCACCTTCACTTTCATCATGATTGGTGTTTGTCTTGTTTGCATCAACAAGACCTTCACCGATAATATAAGCAATAACGGATGCACCTGCCATGATAATACTTGTCACCTGTGTTGCAACTTCTTCACTTACACCAAAGGCAAGAATCATAGAAGTCACAAATGTGACAATTGCCATCCAAAACTTTCTGCTTGTCAGTTTAGATTTCCAATCAACTTTCATTTCAATTTTCCTTTCTTATTTGTGATATTGTTCAAGGTCACTGATTCTGTGATTTATGACCTTGATTTCTTCTTCTTCAACCGCATCAGCCTGTTCAAGTTTGTAAACTCTATCAATCACCTGATTGTGTTTTTCAACCTTCTTTTCAAGTTGTTCAATGCGATAATTGACCAATTTGGAATTTACAAGAATACCTGCAAATGTTGCAAGGAAACTTCCAAAGATGGACAATATTGAAACCAACACTTCTGATGTCACATCAAATCACCTGTTCCTTTCTCTAAAAACAAAACCGCCTGAAAGGCTCAAATTTGCCCTTCAAAGCGGTTTTATTATTTAGGGGTATAGTTTCATTCTTTTTGCCTTTTCTGCTGCCCTTGCGGTCATTCTGTTGCTAAATCACCACAATCAAGGTCAATCAGAACTTCTTTCACCTGTTCCTTGATTCTTGCAGGAACATCACCAAAGTTTTTCTTGCCCTTGATGATAAGTGTTGCATATACAACTGCCATGTCTTTCACATCCTTTCTGAACAGAATTGTCATGATAAACCAAAACATCAAGCATCACCATCCAAGATTGCCTGAACTTCATCCCTTAAATGTTCCGGAACATCATCAATTGTTTTTATGCCTTTTTTGATTAAATCTGCATAAACTTTTGCCATAATCAAGACACCTTCCTTTCTTAAATCATCAGTTCATAGACTTCACACAAGGCAATCTGTGTGTCAGTCAACTGTGTTTCAAGATTTGCATTTTTGTCATCAATGATTTTGATGTATTCATCTTTGGAATATCTCACCTGATTGAATTCATATTCAATATGGGTATCTTCTTCATGTGTGACTTCCACTTCCTGAATATTAGTGTTCAGATAAACACTGAAATCATCAATGACCTTTTCTTCCGGTTTGACTGTGCTTCTGATTCTGCCATAATCAATCATGATTTTCACCCTTTCCTTTGACATGATACAAATAATATGTTTCAGCATACTTTTCAAGCGGTTTCAAATACTTCTGTTGCAGTCTGTAACTGTCACACCATTTCAACCAACCTTTATATGAATTGATTGAACACCATTCTGAATATGTCAGTTCTTGACCTTTCAACCGCTTTTTGTTAAGGTTTAGCATCTTTCTTTTGAATTGTTTGCAAGTGTTTTTCCTTAACAAAGTATAGTTCAGAAAAGACCGATAACCCACAAAATCAATTCCCCTGTCAAAAGTAGGGAATATCTGCCAATTTTCCTTGATGGTCAATTTCAGATTGGTCCGAAAATATTCATCAATTTCCTTCCGCAGCTGATGCAGATATTCTTTTGATTCATGCAGGATTGTAATATCATCCATGTATCTGAAATAATGTTTCACCCCTTTGGTTTCTTTCAACCAATGGTCAAATGCAGAAAGATAAAAATTCCCACTGTATTGACTTAAATAATTTCCAATTGGGATTCCTGAATCACCCGGTGTTGAATCAATGATTTCATCAAGCAACCACAAAAGGTTATCATCTTTGAACAATCGTCTGTATTTCATTTTCAGGATTTCATGATTGATGGAAGGATAATATTGTTTTGCATCAATTTTCAAACAATACTGTGACCCTTTCACATCTGTATGCATTGCCTTCTGAACTTTGGACAGACAAAGGTGAATGCCCCTTCCGGGAATAGCAGAATAAGTGTCAGTGGTCAGATTCTTCAAAATGATTTCTTCAATCACTTGCAGAACCGCCCACTGACAAATTCTATCCGGGAAGTATGGCAATTTATAAATCAATCGTTTCTTTTTACCATCATTCTTGATAAAAGTCTGATATTCAGAAGTTTGGTATGTCTTATTGATAAGCATTTCTTGAAGTTTCCCCAAGTAATATTCAGGGTCAGCATCAACCATTTTAACTTCTTTATACCATCCTTTTCCTTTCTTTGCATTCTGATGTGCAAGTTTCAGATTATCCATAGAACATATTGCATCCCACAATGTGCAACTGTCATTGCCGATTGGGTGTATATGTCTTTTCATTTTTGGATTCCTCTTTGCATGCACTTTCAAACTGAATCTTCAAACGGATGAAACATCCTACCAATACAGTCTAAAATTGAATTTTTATATTTTGCCATGAGGCAGGGCAATCAGTTTCACAACATTTTTATTTTTTAATTGCATTTACTAAGTGACCGCTGATATTCCGATTACGATTACCGACACTATTATTCACATTCCAATAGAAAGTACCTGCATTACTGCCATTATTCCAATTACTGCCTAATTGGGTGATAAATAATGAATTTTTGTATCTTTATATCAAACCTGTGATTGCCCATGATTTTATTTTGAAATATTAAGATGCAGTTGGTACATACACCAAGCGACCGCCGATACTCCGAGTACGATAACCGACACCATGAGCCACAAACCAACAGAAAGCACCCGCAGGACCGCCACCACCCCAAGTACCGCCCAATCGGGCGATTCTGTAACCATTTAGGTTTGCGGTAACATAAGCATAGTCACCAACAGGAAGTGAAGATGTTCCACCGATTTCTGACGGAAGGAATAACCAATCATATTTCTGTGAATAACCAAATGCTTTGACATATCCATTTGCATTGCAAAGACAGAATCCTGCACCTTCATAGTTGTCTGTTCTCTTGCTCTCTGCAAAATTGAAGTCTGAACAGATGAAAGGTTGACCACCATTCATTGTTCCATCACCCCAA